AAGAAAGAATGTGGATGTAATCAATAGAATTAACGCACCAACCTGTAGATGCAGTAATCTCTTCTACAAGATCTTCACTATCATCAGCATCCCAAGTTGTTGACAGAACCTCATCAATAATCTCCTGTTTTTCTGTTACAGGAAACTCACCGATGCTATCATCAAAATCAAAGTCAATTTCAGTAACGCGAAACTTCATTTGCCCACTCCATAATCGTTTGCAGTTGCTTCCAGAGCACCAATTTCTGTCATTGATTGTGGTGACTCAGGCATCAAATCCATCAGGGTTTCTTCACCATAATACTCCAGAATCTCCTCCTTCACATCATCTTCGTCCCAATCCTTAATGTTTTGTTCAATACTCTCAACAGCAAATGTAATGAGAGTGTCCATATCCATACCCTCAACAATCATCTCGGCGTAGTTGAGTTTGAACTGGTCAAGTTGCTTGGCGTTCATTGGTTTGTTTAGTATGTGAACAGTATAAGGGGTGAAAGCGGCGAACCGCTGGGGTCAGTGTGCCAGTTGGTCAATCGTCATCATCGCCAACAACAAATCCACTAACCCATCCTTGCCAGTAGTTCCCCTCACGGGATGGGTTCAGATTGAAGACCTTACAGATCGCCCAGATGGCGGCGAACATGATTCCAGCGGATGCTAGGACGGCAAGGGGAGCAGGCATCGGTTCGTTTATTTGAACTGAAGTTACTATAGGTCAGATTGCCGCCAGTTGGCGACGGCGGAGGACAGTTCCGTAAGTGGATGCCTGGTCATCGTAGAATCCCTCTACCATGCCATCCACGCCACGCCACAAGGAAGCAACCTCACGGCACTCCTTTGCAACATACATCAGTTCAGCAACGGTCATTGACTTTGCCTTGTTCTCCCAGTTTTGGAAGTCTTCAGCAGTGGCGTGGCGGCGAATCATTGCCTTTGTTTGAACTGAAGTCAGTATAATCGTAGAAACCCCACCAGGGGACGCTGTAGTGGACAGTTAGGCTACTGGCACATACATATGCCCATACTTGCCGAAAATCTCCTTAAATCGCTCTTTGTCTTTTCCTAGGTAGATGATGGCAGACTGAAATGGTGCAGCACTCGCAGCAGCACCAAAACGCAATCTTTTGTTTACAGCAATCCACGGATATTTTGCTACAGAGTTCCACCATTTCGTAGAAACATCCAACTTAATGAGAAGAACCATTTCTTTTGCATTTCCACATTCATACTGCTGTGCAGCATACGGCACCCATTCCTTACTATTAGAATATGGGTGATTCATAAAAACACTATCAGCAATCCATTCGTGTGCTAAACCATTTGTTTCTTCAGTATAAACTTTCTTCGCAGGTACGTTACCATTATCTGCATCATCCGAACAGGGGTCAAGGTCAACAGAACCGCCGAAGAACTTAACAACATCACCAACAAATTCAACAGGTGTATTCCAGGTATCTTTACGATTACCTGTGTTTGCAGTCAACGCTTGAAGTGCAGTTACACTCATTTGAGAACCTCTTTTCCGAAACTTGGTGTTAAGTAAAATGCCATATACTTATCCTTCAACTCAACTCCATTATAGCACAGTGGTTTATAGTTACCATACCTATCCTTTCCTGCTTTAGTACGAATTTGCAGAACTTTATTGGGTCCGTTGATAGTATGAAGTGTGCCACCATTCACATATGCGCTCTTAATTTGTGCAGAAATATATCCGTAATCTTCTGCCAGTTGTTGATAATGAAGTGAGTCAAGTTCTTCATTCACAATTTTCACACCCATATACTCATTATCACGACTGAAACCAACATAAACAGTTTGTGCAAGTTTCAATCCAACTTTACTCTCTTCAAACTCCAACGAATTGTCAATAATATCTGGAAGACAATGATTCAACATCGTGACGGCAATACTCTCACCAACAGTGAAAGATTTAATCTCACCATCACTAAGATCGGTCAGATTGCTACTGTTAGCAACACCCAGCGCAGTCTCCAGAAGTTGACCACGTTCACCCTTATTTTTGCCAGGTTTCTGAAAACCACTGAAGTCAGTAGTTTTCAACCTAGCGTAGACTTGATTGGTTGACAGTTTCATCACCAGATTTCCGTGAAACGCTTGTGGGTTGCTTTGGTCATTCTACCTTCTTTGAGCATGTTGTCACACACATTGCAGAAGACTTGAAACTTTTCTTCACGGGTGAGAGTGTCTGCGTATTCGCAGTTTTTCATGATCCTGAGCATGTATGCTTTGTTGGTGATCATTGGTCTCTGTTGATTACTCCGTAATCATACAGCAGGACACAGACGGTTGGTGAACTCATGGGACACTTTCTCGACTGGCACACCAAAATTATCAGTCATCCACCAATCATATAACCTTTCTTCTTCCTCTCGTGCCTCAATTTCATGTGGTTGATGCTCATAGTCCCAATTTTCCACAGGTTTTTGTGAATAACACAATTTTCCACTCTTAAAATGCAGGGAACCACGGACCCACTGTCTCAGGTGAACCAATTCATGCAGAAGAGTCTTAGTATAAGTTTCCTTGTCCATATCTGATTGAAGTTCAATCAAAAAGTGACGTGGGCGATAAGTCTTACCCACGACATCACAATAACCAACAACTTGCTCACGTTTCAATCCCTTGTGAATAATATCAACAGAGATTTTGTGGCGTGGAAGGAAGTTATTCAGAAACCAAGAGGTAACATCCTCACAGAGGATTTTAGAATAACCGTATCCAGAATGGTAAATGTTAGACATGTGCCCCAGTGGAGAAACCAAATGAATGATGAAACAAATAAGAGTTTTTCTTTAGAAGTCAAGATGTATGTTCAAGGAAGTGAGTAATGCAGAACTTTCCATTTTTGGTTTGGGTGTCGTTCTCCAACATTTTAACAGGTGTTGACCGATGATTCAGCATAGACGGAAATACAATGATACGATTATTCACACATTCAACTTGAATCTGATGATCTGTGAATTGTAAATCTCCACCTTCAAACTTTTTAGGTTCTCTATAAAAATAAGTTACTACAGTAAATCTACATGTATCTTGATGGGCAGGATATTCATTAGTGTCTTCATAATATAAAATGTGCGTATGATGATTGTTGATTGAATCCAGATTAAAATACCAATGTGGATGATTATGAATTATAGAATAACCATCTGAAAATAATCTATCAGATATTGTTAATATACTGGAGTGTTGTCTCTTTCTATAAAAATCCTCAAGATACAAACAACCAACATTTTTTATATTTTTATTTTCTTCTTTTGCTCCAGACTTATCTTTGAAAGGAGGAATTAACCTCCTTTCGGTGCAAAGATAATCCAACTCTACCATGATTTCAGATTGCTCATTGTCATCATAGAAACCATCAATGACGACAAATGGTATTCTTTCCTCGTGGTACTTTACTTCCATTTTTAGTAGTGTCTGTAATTTCTATGCCAACAATTTTCACAAAGACATGTTCTTAATTCCATTTCTTTTTTAATTGTATCACGACTCTTTCTACCAACCATTTCAGATACTTGATCCAATCTACCAGAGGAAAGAGTCAAATCGTAAAATCCAAGTTTATCATAAACTTCAGATCCACAGTGAGAACACTGATATTTTTTCTTCTCTACCCTGAACCATTTTTGAGTGTTTCTTTTAGACTCAAGTGCTCTTTCCTTTGTTAATTGTTTGTTGCGTTCATACCATTCTTTCCTTTGCTGCTTCTTTTTTGTTTCGGCAGCAGTTAATGGTCCGATGAGTTTTGGTCTTCCCATAATCAATTCTTGTAAAGATAACCACCTGCCCAATCACAATGCTCATAGAGCCACTCACGCTGTTCAATAATTCGCAAGTCAAAGCGTACACCTTTGGCGGGTGCTTTGTATGATGCTGCCTTGTAAACTTCTCCAGTCTTCTTATCAACGAAGCAGTGAACAGAACGGTTTCCACCATCAGTAATCATAACAATTTTATGATACTTACGACCAGTCTCCATTTCAAACTTATACTTCTCACCATTGCGAATTTTTTCAATCTGCTTCTCATGAAACTCTTTCTCACCATTATTGGTAGCAAAGAATTTCTGACGACGAATTGCTTCATCAATATAGTTATGCTCAAGAGCAATGCAGAGCATTTCAGACCATTCTTCTACATTGTGCATAAGTTGTTTGCGAGCGTCAGCAGTGGCGCAGTAGTCAGCAAATGAAGCAGTCATTGGTTGATTGCGAATGAACGTATTATAGGGGCATAGAAGGACACCTAAGCGTCCCTGTGTGCCAGTTTGTCAAGTGGTTGATGTGAAGTCTTTGTCCCATTCTCTGAACTGCACAATTTCATTGTGCCGCCAGATTCCAGGAAAAAACATTTTGATAACATCAAATCCAAATTCCTCATTGATACTCATCCCCGCCAATCTGGCAAGTCTGCAAAATCCTGGTGCGTATCCTTTAGTAAGATTAAACTTACCAGTTTCCTTGGCATACTTATACCAACTGCGATAGACTGTTCGGTCTACTGTTGGTTCCGCAATCTCTTCGCGGATAAACTGTTCGACAACTTCAGTAGTAATTTTCATCACTTATCACTCATAGAACCAGCAGGGATCTCAACCTTTTCAGGTTGCTTATCATCTTCAAACTGGTTCATCTTTGTGCAGACCCATTTGTTATTGACTGTCCAAATGTAAGCATACTCTTCATTGTTCTCCTTTTCAAGGAAATCAAAGATGCTTTCATCATATCGTGGTGCATTACTCTCCAGAGACTCACCACGCGAAGTATAGTGAAGAGGACCAGATTCTTCCAGAGTTTCATTGTTCCAACCTGCATTAGTCCAGGTGCAGGACATATCACCACCGTCAATCAGTTCTTTTACCTTTTCGACGGTGTTGTAGTGATCCCGAAGAACGCGACCGTTGAACTCAGGATAACCATCATAGTGGCAGTAGACTGACAGGACGCTGTTGTCCTGAAGTTGGATGCCGATGCGGGAACGGGTGCCCATGATTAAGAAAAAAGTGTAAGAGAGGCGGAGAGCAGTTTGTCGCTCCCTCTTACTGTTTGCCTCTCGTGGTTGTTGTGTCGGGTCTCCCCTCCACTCATCTAATATACATGAAAAAGGGGGGTCTCAAACCCCCCTTGTGCCACTTATTCAACTGTCACACTCAGTCATCATAAACCAGACATTCGGGTTCTGATGGGTTCTGGTCACAATATAGTTCAAGTGCAGTGGGATCGTGATGGTCACCCTGCTCAATTTCTTCTTTATTATGCTCCACATACTCTTCTAAGTCGTGCAATTCGCCTTCAATATGGCGGCGCATTTGTGGAGATACTGTAGGATCGTGAAGGATTTCTTTATCCTTTGCGATATGTTGTTCGATGCTATCCATTAGCATATTTTGTAAAGCGATGTTACTATTTATTCTTCTAAAGCGCCACCAGTACGCCAAGGACGTGGGTTTTCGTGTGTATTCTTTAACTTTTCAACCATAAAATCAGCAAGTGCTTCCATTCTTTCAGGATGAATTGCTACGATTCCCGATTCTTTTAGGGCAATTTCCATGCTTTGCTCTTCAATTTTACTAAGTTTTTTACCGTTTTGAGGAAGAGTCATGAGTTCTTGTCCTGTACTAATGTATTTTAGCGTTACCGCGTAAAATTAGTTAGCAACTTAAGATTTTCTTTGGGATTGCGTTACAATTCTCAATCACCAGTAAAAAATGGACCAAACTTTCCACTACTTCCATCTTCACGATCTTCGAGCATATCCATAATTTCATCAAACTTTTTACACTGCTCCATATCTAATAAAAGTTGTGCAAGTTGCTTAACAACTAAAGGTTTCTCATTAACAGCAGCAGATTTAATTGCTGCTCTCATATGTGATTCTGCTTCTAAAAGATAATCTAGAGTTTGCTTAGATAGTGCCATTAAAGTTCTGTATAATCTGGGATTTCAAAAGGATTTGTTCTAGTTAGGTCATTACGATCATAATCATAGTAATATGATGAATGTTGCAATTTTTCGCCAGTTGCTGTAAGGTCAAAAGAATAATCTTCTGTTGGTGCATTGCAACGAACAATATCAAGTTTACTTAGAAGTTTTTTACCTTTACGAACTTCTAATTGATGTTCTTCAATATGCTCTTTAATTACTTTTTCAACCTTCTGATAGAGGTCCATTTACATCCATTCGGACTGCTTCTTCAATAATAGCAGTAATTTCTTTACTTGTCAAATTATTCAAAAAACTCCATTTAGGATTTTCTTTATCCCATTCAAGAGTGAAAGTTTTATCTTCATTTTGAGTAATTTTCAAACCATCATTTACATCCATCTTTCTTAAACTGTTTACGACATTTTTTAACTTCTTTAAGTTCCTCTTTAATCATCCGATAAGCATCTTCAGATGATAATCTGTTTGAAAACTCCAAAGCACAGATAACTTCAACACGAGTGCCAAAGTGTTTCAGTGCCTCTTCAAAACAATTTAGTTCTTCGTACATTGTTCTAATTCACCCCGAAGTTTATATATCTCACGTTGAATAGTAATCATCTCGGTTTGCAAACGACTGATTTTTTCGTCATGTGCTTTAATCCACTGCTTGTAAATGATTTCATCTAACTCATCATCAAAATGATCGGGAAGATTATATCTCTCTATTGCCCAGGATGGGGGTGTTGATGTTTTCCAGGGATACAACGCATACTCAATTTCCATCACAACACCCCATAACCAAATATGAAACTTACGAATCACAACTTACCACTAACGACGCCATCATTGATAACACGAGTATAATCTTGAAGTGTACCATCTTGCAAACATTTCAGATGCCAACGTGAAATAATTAAACATCCTTCATATTCTTGAGCAGTAATAAAATGTGCTCCCAATGGATTTTTTAAGATACTGGTATGTAATCCAAAACGTGTTTTTTTGATGTAAAACGCATCATCAATCCATTCTACATCATCAGGAATATCCTTCTCAATAGTACCACCAAGAGAATCTTCCAATCGTGGTTTTCGTTGTGCCTCAGAGTTCATATGCAGCCCATTGTCCGTTAGTTTTAATTGCAACTGTTCCCGCTGGCGCATCATCAGGAGAATCAATTACAGGTGCTCCATCATCATTCAATTCACGAATGAATCCGAAAGGTCCAATTTTACCCTCTTCTTCAGAGCGTTTTTTTATAACAACGCTACCAAGACTTTCCATAATTTTTAGAATGTCTTCTGCTCTAGCATTGTCACCAAGTTCTTTAGCAATCCAAAAGTATTTGTCAAAGAACTCTTTACCATACTTTTCGTAGTCTTCAACTGTTATTGGTTTGTCTTTCATGAGGTCGCTTCAGATTAAGGTTTGCAATTTGTCGTTCGGTTTGTTTAATTGTCTTTTGAAGTTGTGCCACAGCAGCAGTAACTTCTGGCGTTTCTTCCCACTCCCAAGTATCACCTTTATTAGATACAAATTGTCTGGTAGTCATGAATAAAACTCCCTAGCGTTTTTAAGTGTGGTAAGCAAGTGCATGTTACCTTTGAAGTATCCTAGCACAATAACACTCAATGTGGCAAGTATTACCCCAAGAAACA